CTTGATATACGATATATAACAAGTGCATCCTCAATCATACGCAATTGATTGACAGGTTTAATTGCCTTATGCAAATAAGACAAAACTTTCCCACCATTTTGATCAATTACACCAGACGGGCAATATGCAATCGCATCTGCTGCAATTTTTAAACCTTGATTTGTTCCACCGTATCCAGCAGAGAAAAGACCTTTTTCATTATAGATATAATACTCATCAATCTTTGTAATCATATCTACGCCGGTTTTAGCATCTTTATCTTTTTTAACCTGTCTAGCTTTCTTGATCTTAATAGGGTCAATATATCTTAGATCAATAATACCTCTTTTAGGATTTTTAGTGTCAATGACTTTATGATAGAAAACTCGACCATCAACATACCATCTACGCACAATATCATGACCCTTTTGATCCCATTCCAAAAGAGATAAAATTTTATCAAATTCTTTTCTAATTTCTCTTTTAATTTTATCTGGATATGGAAGTCTATCAGTCCTGAGAGTTACCGATTGTGATACCTCATCAGCTGTAACAGCTTCATTGATGATATCTTCAATTGCACTATCACATTCTGGTTGTTGTGCAATATCTCTATATCTACGAATTAAGTCTAGTTCTGTTTTTTCACGACCATCAGTATCTAAAACTTGACCAAAGAAGCCGCCACCAGCAACATCTATAGCGCCGTCATCAGGAGTTGGGGTGGTGAATACTTGTTCACCACCCGTTTCCTTTTTAGCCCGATTAATTGTAAAACCGAAAAGTTCAGCCATAATATTTAATTTCTCCCTACTCCTTTATTTAGTAGGTTTATAAATCCACTTATATAGAAATGCCAACAGTAATAGACGCTCCAGTTGTTTCAACTTCATTCGTTAAGAAATGTTGATATCTGAAATCTACTGTAAACTCTTCAACGGCAGTTGCTGCATCAGTAGTAAGATCAATACTACTAATGTTCAACGGCCAAGCATTGATGAACTTATATTGTTTTAGAATTGTATCATCCTTATCTAACTGTGATACAGTCAAATCAGCACAGTATGCCAAACTATTAGATTCACCTTGACCTGTTGCAAGGTTGTTGATGGCGTTTGACCACTGTTCCATAGCGTTACGAATTGCAAAATCTGTATCGTTAAGGAATGTAACTTGCCAAGGATCAGTAAATTCTCTATCCCCTGCAAGAACTATTTGTCTTCCTCTGAAGGGAATTGCAATTTCGGTTAATGACTGACCTGGCAAACTAGTAGCTTTGCATAGAAAAGAAGCTTTTCTAATATCATAATTACTAATTCCAGGCAACTGAGGAACCAAAACTTCTACTTTAAATTGGTTAGCTCTGGCACCGCCACCAATAAGTTGGGCTCTAAATTGATCTATTGTTCCAACCATTTGTATTTACCTCCTAAAAATTACCAATTACTTCACTGAACTCAACACCTGTGCGAACTGCAACAAAGTTAAGCGAGATGAAGTTAATTGATCTTGCTGGTTTAATATAGATATCTGCAATAAATTCGTTTCGGTCAATGACTTCGCCTGTGTTATTGGTGCCATCAGCAACAACTTGGAAATCAGTAATACCTCTACGACCCTGCACATCCCGCAAGAAGGGTTCAACTAAGTTACGGAACTGAGCCCGTGTAAACTCATCGTTAAACTCAAAGAGTTGGAATTTAGCAGCAGTGGCAATTGCCTTCTCAAGAACAAGGAACAAACGGCGCACGTTAATGCGATCAAATGCACTTGGTTTTGTGAGAGCAGTTTTGTCACCAAAGAGAACTACACCTTGGCCAGGGAAGTCAACTACTGGGTTGATCCGAGCCTTGTAGAGAATATCTCTTTCTGCCTGTTGTGGATTATATGCAAGTTTAATTGCACCACGAATGTTACCACGGTTATAACCACCTGGCGAGAACCACGGATCAGCAACACTGTCTGTGAATGCACAAAGACCAGCGATGTCACCGTTCAAAGGAACATAACGATATACATCATTGTACTTGTCGTACATATATTTGTATCCACTGTCATAAACCACATAAGAGGATGATGGTAGTGTATCAAAAGAGTTTTTGACGTTCACTGTTTGTGTATTTGAACTTTGAACATTTACAACTGACTCACGAGCAGGTGAAATAAACGCAACGCAATCTTTGCGTAGTTCAGCAAGATCAGTAATCATTGTTCCATGTGTATCAAATTCATCACCGGCAGTACCAAAAGAACTTCCTGTAACTGTAACGGAAGGACCACCCAGAATAAAGTTAATGTCATGGAGTTCAGCATTAGCAAACAAGTCATATGCAGTTCTCTTTTCACCAAGTGAAACTGCATAATCATCTGTTCCGCCTGTAAGACTGTCTAATGTTGGTGCATCAACAGCAGTGAATGAACCAGCATCTGTATTCAAGATGATGTTTTCTCCATCAGTTTCATCAATGATGTTATCACCTTCATCTGATCCAGTTGCATCGGTTCCGTTCAAAATAACGGCATTTGACGCATCAAGGTCTGTTCCCCAGTTAGTACCGGCTCCAAGATGATCCATCCAGTAGATAAATGCAGATTGAGTATATAAAATATCTGCATAATAGTTTGTTCCACCTTGTGGAGTTTTTGCATTTGGATTTTTAGAAAGAGCAGAGTATGTTTCCAGAACTGCAAGTGTACGTTGACCAGCAACATTTTCTGCAAAACCAGAAATTTTACCAGTTGTATCATATACTACAATATGCATTTCGTCAGCAGAACCTCGACCTTGATTAGTTGACCAAGTAGATGTGCCTGGAGCAGCATCAAAAAGATCGTAAAATTTCCAACGGCGTCTGATGAAAGAATTATTAGCAAGAGAAGCAACAAGACCTGTTCCACTTGGATTATCCAACTCACGAATTGTAATCGTATTGTTTGAAGTATCTCTAGCAGTTACTTCGTACTCTCTACCAGCATGACCTGTAGCAGGAGTTCCAAAACCACTATCTGTGAAGAATGAAACAATGTCACCGACATTGATCACATTACTTGCAAGATCAACATCATCAACTGTGATTGATGTAGCACCACTTGCAACCGCACCATTAACTTGGTTTGCACCTGTGATATCTTGAGAAAATGCAGTTGCTGTTGCACAAATTGAAACAGCAAGGTTATTTCCTAAAGAACCAGCATCTCTTGCAGCCCATGGTCCAACACTACCTTGACCACTTCTAAACGAATTGGTGTAATGATCTGTATCTCTGATTAGAAGTCCAAGATTTGAACAGGCGTTCAAAACAGCAGACTCACAACGCACTACCTTGAGTGCATTGGAATACTGCAAAAAGTTTGCAGCAGTGTAAAAATATTCAAAGTTATCTGCATTTGGTTTACCAAAAATCGCAACCAACTCAGCCTCTGAACCAATATTAACAACGGAAGCAACTGGACCTTTTTCGAAAGGTCCGGCTAAAGCACCGATATTAGTTTGGACAGAAGGAACGATGTTTGATAAATCGATTTCTCTTACATGTACGCCAGGCGACACTAAAAAACTCATTTCCCTTACTCCTTTTATCTGTAGAGAATTAACTCTACGTTAGAGTTATTCTTTTCATTACGAATATTTATAAAAAATAGATTCCTAAACACTCTTTTTATATGCGAAGATTCTTATAAATAAAAACATGAATGATCATTACGAGAAATACAAAGAAACAATCAAAAGTGTATCCAAACGAAACTATCGTCAACGTCTTGTGTGGCTAAATGAATACCTTGCTGAGAAGTCATGTTCTCATTGTGGTGAAAGTGAAACAGTTTGTCTTAAATTTCATCCACATCATAATAAAATAAGAAAGTTAACTCAACGTAAAGGTATGAATGACGAAAGCAGAAAAGAAATTAATCAATTAATTAATCAATCAAGTATCCTTTGTTCAAACTGTTTCATTAAACTAGATCATGATCTTATTGAGTTTATATAGTGAATTACCAATTTGAACGATTGTCTCTAATTACTGGATTCCATTTAGTTCCATATTCATCAGTCATTTGACCAGAATTTTCTTCTTCAAGACCATCAAGCACAAATCCAAATGGAGCCATATCTTGTTCCAATGAATCTTGTTGTTCTCTCATCATGGTTGCACGAACATCTTGATCAGACAATTCTTTAAAATATTGTTGATCTGTTGCCCATGCGAACATAAACAAACATGCAACTAAATCATCGTTGCATCCTTCGTCAGCCTCAAACGATTGCCCTTTAACAATGAATGTAGATAATTCTGTTATGACTTCTAAATCTTCGACAATAAGTTTATTGTCCTCTACTAACTGTTTAAGATTGGAACAACCAATACGTTTTACAGCTTTAGTGGTTCTTACTCCTAATTGCGCTCGGCCACCTGAGAACCCCCCTCCAAGGACTTGTCCCGCTCGCCCACGCATGGAAGCCATAATTAGGTTGTCATACTCCAAGTCAAACTGCATTGCATTAGCAACTTGTTCACCTATGTCATTTACTTCAATCATAACAAATGCTTGATTATATGCTCGAGCAACATCATGAATTTTTGCTGGAAATAGAAGAGGTTTTAATTCATTGTCTCTAAACTTTGCAACAATTTTATATGGAATTTCTGTAACATCCACCACCACAAATGCTGAATAATCATTCTTTGTTCCTCTAGAAACATCAGCTGTAAGAAAATATGTGTGGTCTTCTTTTGGAGCAACATGAACATCCAATCCAGCATTAGATTGAATTGGAGCCCTATACGTCAACATTTTAAGTTTAGCTGGTGTTATTAGTGTATCAATGGACCCTAAAAACTCACACTCAAATTCTGTGTTAAATTGAGATTGAGAAGTGTTTTTAATTGTTTCTTCTTTCCACTTATCATCTCGGCCAGGAACTTCACTCCAATGAACCTCAATAGGAATATAAGTGTTACGACCTTCCTCTGCATCTACCCATAACTTGTAGAACATATTCATACCATGTGGTGTAGAAACAATCATCACCTTGGTTGTCTTACCCGAACTTATTGTAGGGTAGACTGAACTGAAAAATTGTTCTGCTACATTAGACGGTACATATGCAAACTCATCTAAGAATATAATATTATAAGAGCCACCACGAACGGCACTAGCACTAGTAGAAGAGGCCAGTATTTTACTACCATTTTCTAACTCCAAGCTACCTTTGTTCCAAGACATTACACCCTGTTGCAACCATTTAGGTAAATGTTCGTATGCGAGTTGTAAACGTGATAGTAAGTCACGGGCAGTCGCAGCTTTGTTTGCAAGTATTGCAATATTAACACTTGGATTGAATAGTGCAAAATGCAAAAGATAAGATACCATAATTGTAGATTTACCTGATTGTCTAGGTAATTTACAAATGGTAAAACGATTGCTATGAAATGTACCAATCATTTCTTTCTGGAAGTCATACATCTTAAAAGGAATAAGACCCTCATCGAGGGAAACAATCTTAACATAATTTTCTATAAAATGTTGTGGACTATCCATACATTTTTGATATTCAACAAGTTGTTCTTTTGTCCATGATTGAGCGACATTGGCCCTTTTTAAATTTGGATTTCCAAGATAGACGCCCTCTTCACTCATTTTTAAACTTCTTCACCCTCGTTCAATGCTTCTATAGTGATACCTTTATCTGCATTTACTTTGTTTCGTCTTGATGCTTCTGCTAAGATAGTTGAATCATTGTGAAATTCATCTCTAGCAGCTTCATTTTCATACACAGAAGTAATTGTTTGTACTAAACCATCATCACTTGTTTCAGCAGAAAATGATATTCTTTTTCCAGTATCATCATAATTTGTTTTTATATAAGCTAACACCTCAGCGCTCATTCTTTCAAAAGCAGTATCAGAATTTGGTATTGTACGAACAGTAACTAATTTAAACGCCATAATTGTTTCCTCCTTTAAGTATTTATATAAACTTTGTCATACATATATCTCTTCTATATTTTTCATATCTCGTAAACAGGTGTTAAGCGACCTTCACGACTATAATTAGAGGTTTTACTTGTTCGTTGAAAATCAATAGAGAGCTTTTCGCAAATTATCTTAAATGGGCTAGTGTATATACCCGAATCAACTCCATATCCTAAATTCACATCTTCTGATAAGGAGTGATCTGTGCGATCCATAAATTCCCATCCCCTCATCTTTGGACGAAACTGTAGACCAAGCTCGATAAATGCAAGGTTTTTACCTTCGAAATTTTTATAAGATTGAATATATGGTGAAATTGAGTGTTTATACATATAGTATCCATATAGAGCAGAATTATAAAGAGAAAAAATTAACAAACTATCTTGTTCAATAGAAGAATCAATCGAATTAGGCTTAGAAAAAGAACTGGTTGCGGTATAACCAATTTTTTTTCCATTATCAGTTCTCATTACAAAGTTTCCCATCGCCGTAACTACTTTACAACTATGCTGTCGTGAGTACTGGTTAATATTTTCATTTAAAAACATACTACCGAATAAACCTTCTCTTTTAAAATATATACCATCTTTTAAAGTTATATAACTTCGTCTTTTAACTATGTCTTCAAGCCGATCACGATTATATATATCATCAATAATTTCTAATTTTAATCCATTTGAATCACAGAAACTTTGCGTATAGAACTCTTCTAGTTTATTAGTTGTTAATCCATTGTCATCAATATAGCCATGACGATAGAAAACACAA